AGATAGGGCGTTGCTTTTTTAACGCATGTTTAATGCTATTCTTTGCGTCATTTGGGCTAACTGTGCGAGTCGAAGTATCCATGTTGTAGTACCCTCTTTAGTTGTTTTGCTTTATTTAAACTATACATATATAATAACACATCTACAGTATTTGTCAACCGTTTTTTGCTGTATAAATAAAAGATAATGCGTAAATTAAAATCAATCAGAACTAATTTTGTTAATGGTCAAGAGTTTGCTATTTCAAACCCAGACGACACAATACAACAAAAGTTTGTTAAAGGAACACAGTGGAACAAGGTAGGCGTTCGGCATATTATCAATTTACAAAAAGAATATAACTTAAAACATTTGTTAAACATTGGAGCCCATATGGGGTCAATATCTATTCCGTTATCAAAAGTTTTTAATAAAGTTACTTCCGTAGAACCGTATCCACCTAATTGGCAATGGTTACAATATAATATTGGCTTAAACAATATCACTAATATTGAAAGTCATCATTATGCATTAGGAAATAGTAATGAAACAATTTATTTTAGTAACATTACTCGTCCATTGCGCAATAACAGCGGCGGCGTACATAGTCTTACACAATCAGATATTGATAACAAACGGAAATACGGGCAACAACATAGCACTTCGTATTCTAATCAAATGCACAAGCTCGACGAAGTTAATATAGATAATTTTGATATTATAGTAATGGACGTTGAAGGTACTGAATGGGAAGTAATCGATGGCGCTCTTCAAAAAATTAAATCTAACAAGCCTTTTATAATAACAGAAATATGGAGTAATAACAAACGTAAAAGTGAAAAATTAGGTAGTACAAGAGAACAAATGATAGAAAAGATTGAAAGTATCGGTTACCAATTATATCATTCAAAGAAAGACGACTTTTATTTTAAACCTTGTTTTGTCGCTTAAGAGCTTTTTGTAATCCATATTTGCGGATATCGCCGCTAAACAAGTGCAACTCCATAGCTTTCTTTTCGTTTGTAACAATAATACCCTTAGTGTCTAAGTAGTACGGACAGTCAATAAAGTTGTCCATCCATATAATAGTATTAGTTGTTAGATCAAAATCTCTCGGAAATGGCACTTCGTACGTACTTAACTCTATTTCTTCAGTAATGAATCGAAATCCTTCAGTAGTTAATCTAAGGCCACCGACATCTTTTACTCGAGTGTTCTTCCACCAAATTGGGAGATGTTCTTTCACTGAAAGCACACTAATACTCTTATTTGATGATTTAAGAAATATCTTAGTATAAGTTTCTTTCCAATTCATTCCAGTATTGTTTCACCTGAAGTAAGTTTAACCACAGTGAATTCGTCGCTATTAAATAAATTGTTTAATTTTTTAGCAAGGTTATGTGCATGACCAGGATTAGAAAAACTAGTCTTCTTATACTTAGGACCTGGATAGCTCGTAAGCATGTTTGCACTTTTAAGATTAAATGGTTGATCCTGGAAAAATACAGCCCAAATAGCGTCAGACTGTAAGACTTGTTCGGTCTTATAAGTCTTTTTATCTACATACTCTCTTAATACAGTGGGTTTTGGCCTGCTCATATATGCGGTATCCTTTAGTTAACTACGCATATATTTATCTTTTTATTACTACCTCTATAAATCTTTAATAGTCTTTTAAATATTGAGATAATAAGTTGCTACATGTTACTTCATTTTCAAGAACTTTTTTACAAGATGTATCACCTCTAACACCATCAAAATAAACTACTCGTTGTGGATGTGTAGTGTTGCCAGTTGAAGACCTGTATCGGTCAAGATAGCTACTATAGATGCCGTATCTTAAACTAAAGCCTTTTCCATTATATGTATTTGCAATACCTTTGTAGTCAACTTGCATTTGTCCATCGATCCAAACCTTAAAATATCCTTTGTCGGCACTAGGATGCCAGTTTGTATTAAACACGATTTCAGTCCATTTGCCTCTCATATCTTTATCACTTTTAATTAGATACCACCTCTCCTGATTAAAAGCACTTCCGTTCATATTAAAATATAATCCTCTGTCTTTAGTTTGAAACATTACTAATACGTTCTTAGATGGATTAACACCTTTCCATTGGATTAAAGACGTTTTACTAGGTGATAGATTATTATAATCTTGTGGAATAAAAACATAAAATCTATACCATTTTTCTTGCTTCCAAGTTTCTAAGGTTTCATCGTTTTTCCACTGATAGTAAAGTTCTGCTCTTTCTCTTTGCTTCTCACAATCACTCCAACCATCCTCAAACCCACATCCGCCATGATTAACTTCGAATCTAAATGATTTCTTGCCAACTATAGCATGATCACTCAATGTAATAGAATTAACATTGCTGTTGTTTAAGGCATGTAATTCTTCTAAATAAAGTTTTCCATCTGCGTCCTTATTTGCTTCTGACTTTAACGCACTAATGCTTGCTTTAATTGGCTGTTCACTTGCAATAGCACCTAATTTACTAGTAGTTGCACTACAAGCAGTAATTAATAAAATTACTGGTATAAACAAATATTTTTTCATAATAACCCTACCACTTATTTCCGCCGTCCATATTAATCTGTATTACATCATCAGCGCCAGAATTTCTACGTGCAAGTAGTTGTTCTAGATCACCGTTTAATCTAGACATTACTTCGCCTAGTGTAAATGCTAGTCGCCGAGCTTGATCAATATTAAGTTTAACTTCTCTTTGATTACTTGCATCTGCACTCTTTACTTGACTAATAAATTGTTGTATAGGATTAGTATTTAAAGGTTCATTTGTTGACACGTGATAACTCCGTTCTCATTTCTATCTCAGTTTTGAATGGACCTTTAGTTGTATAACGTTCGGCTGTAATAAGTTTAGGGCAAAAACTTTTAACCCACCCTTTATCAAATTTAATAATATAGTAGCCTGCACAATATAAACTTTTACTTTTATCACTCTTAGTAAATAGTGGAAGTTTGCGTTTTACATCAAACATTGGATTATACGGTATTGAATTAGTTGCATATCCGTATATTTCTTTTGTAGTTGTTTCTGTTATTTCTAAATCAGTCCACCTTAGTTTTTTATCAAGTGCTTTATTAAGAGAAGTTTCGTTATGATAAAACTTAGTACCGGTTGGAGTACTTAGTATATATTGATCTTCATTTAGACTAATTGTACCAAATTTAACACCTTGGTCTTCAACTATCCAGAATTTGTTCTTTAATATTTCTTTTGCGTTCATTTAGGGTACCTCGCTTGTAATGATGGTGCATAGTATTGTGCCTGATCTGCAACTCGTTGCATATCCCACTTAGCACAGAATTTCATAAGACGCATACCTACTTGACTAATGTCTTTAGGTTCTACGTTTGCAATAGTTGTATCAATAATCTCTCTAATGTCTGCAGGTTGTGCAGTCAAGTCACACAATACAACATTGCGATTGTAATCATCTAGTACACGATGTTCTACTTTTTCGTGATCAGTCCATCGTTGTAGCATCATGTTATTCCAGTTATAACCTTTTGTAGTCTTATCAGCATATGCTTCAATTAGGCCTACTTTGTTCTTAGTGCCTTTCTTGCGCACACCTGGGTAAGCACTAAACACGTTATCACTAGTGTCGCCACGCATACACTTTTCAAACAACATAAAGTCAGGTTGCGGCGCAGGCTTTGCTTCTTTAGTCTTCTTATCAATAATAGGCTCACGCTTCTTATCATCAAAGTACCCTTCGTGTGTAATAATAGTATTACTTACGCCATTGTATTGTGTTACATTAGGAGCAATTAGTTGTGCAAAGTCGCCGTCTGTACTAATAATAACATGGGTGTCATTAGGATGTGCTTGTACCCAACCTGCAATAAGATCATCAGCTTCAAGTTGCTTATGCTGAATAACAGTACAGTTAGTCTTCTCTGTCATAAAGTTCTTAAACTCGTCAAAGATCTCCCAAAACGCTGTATCTTCTTCACTCTCTTGTACAGTAAGCTTATCACGAGCAACTTGTCTATTACGCTTGTAAGGCTCGTAATAGTCTTTGCGCCAGCTACGACCTTCTAAGCAGATCACAACATGAGTACCGTTAAAGTCTTGCCAAGCCTTCTTAATACTGTTTAATGTAATATGTAGAGCCATACCAACCTTAGTGTCGATGTCACCACGTACTACATGTCGAGCCCTAAAGAATGTATTAGCTGTGTCTACTAGAATGTAAGTTGCCATTAGTTTGCCTTTGTATAATTTATAG